GTGTTCTTCTTGACTGTCGATAAGTCCAGTTCATTGTCGTCGCGCGACCGATGGACATGGATCGCAATTGCAAGGCACGTAGACACATACTCAATGAATGCGGAAATGACGGTGTTCAACTCCGTGGTGACACCTGAACCGCTGTTGTTCTTGAAGCCAGTTTTGGTAGGCTTTCCATTGAGCATAGTCGTGAAATCCACATTCGACGCGAGTATTTGCTTGACCTCCTCGTAGTCGGATTTGTGGACAAACGCCAGGACAAACTCGACGAACCATGAATAGATGCATTCACTGATCGTCTCATCCATCTTGGAGTAATCCGTGTCGTGCAGACCACTAACATTGCCACCTTTGTCCGTGTTCGCTGCGTGCATCGCTATCTCAGTGAGTCTGCGAATGGACATAGCGATATCGTGCGGTGAATTGCCAGGTTGGTAGAAACTGCAGTTCTTGAGTACTTCCTTGATAAGGAGGCCAACACGTCCCGTTTGTATGGCCATTTCCTCAGTGTACTGCGTGATTCCACGGGGCGCTGCGCTCGCTTTCGGACCAGCCTCATGCTTGAGAAAGGTCTTCGGCATTGCCTCGCGAGCGTCAAGTTCGTTGTTACGCTTCAAACGCGCGGCCTGCAATGCGTGAGTACGTCGTTCGTACATGATCTCACGACTCATCATTGTGGCCGATCCCAAAGAGATGCCGGTTTCTCCTGAGACCTGATGAATGAAGGCAGGCAAAAGCAGCGACACGATGTCCTTGATGTTGTCCACAGGATCGATCTTGTTGCTGAACTCCTCCATACGCTTCTTCTTGTACGCGTCGTGCGCAGCATCGGACTTCGTGTCCGGCACGCCCGGTCCGTCGCCAGCAACGTTCGGCGCTGCATTGACGGCGGTTCCTTCCTCGACCACCACCTCGCCAGCGAGTGACCCTGCCACGCTGGTGTACATGATGTTTGGACGAGGGCGATACTCGATTGGAATCCCGAAGAACGCCACTAAAAGCGGCTCGAGTCCTCCGGGGCGCCAGATGACATGCATCTGCATGGTGCGCTTGACCTCTCCGACGCCATACCCCTTCGGGCGGTTCTTCCCCATGAGGTTGAACACGTGGAATTGGTTCTCGGTCAGTTCCATCGAGGTGTCCGCACCCTGGTCGTAAGCATACTTGATGCTGTACGTCGGGGATGCAGTTTCACCGAACAAGCCAAACAGGAACGTATCCTGCTTCGACTTTGAATCACCCCTAACCACGACGACGTTGCTTGCCTTGCAAAGCGGGACGCCATCGAACGGAGTGCCTTGGGCTACGTTGTGCATCATGTCGCAAACTGACTTCGAAAGGCTCGTCGTCGAGTTGCGCGCCAACCAAACCCATTTGTGATGCGATCTGGGTTGGTATTGAATGCAGACGTTATACGTCGTGAACGCAGCTTTGCCAAGATGGTCGATGTAAATGAAATCGTTTGCCGCGTAGTCCCATGGGCGTTGAGTATGACAAGTCTGCCCATTCACGGTCGAGACGCGCTCGGTGACTACCACCTCGCCATCCTTCGTTACCGTGTAGTACCACGTGGAATCAGTACCAACACCCGCAAGTTTCGTGTATTCGGGCGTGATAATCACCATATTCTCCCCAGCGTACTTGCTAAAATCATTGATATACACGTCCTGATCGACGAACGTATATACCATGCCGGGAACGAAAGCATCATCCGGATTCGAGTGCTGCAGGTCCTTGATATTGTGAGTTTCTCGGCGACCATAAGCCTTCTTATCGCGCGCAGCGCCGCTGATGCTCTCGTCGAACATCTGATAGCCGGCACCGTGTAAAGCGTCGCGCGTTGCAGAAACGCCAACCTTGCGGGAGGCACCTGCAACCGGATGGTTGCTGTCTGTGCTCGCGATGACGCTGGCATCCGCCCCTGGCGGGGTGAAGCCTTGCGCCAACTGCCGAAAGAGTGAATGGTCGTCCTGCTTTTGGTGTTTGCGGACCTTCTTACGGGCAGTCGAGTCAAATGCGTGCGTCTTGGTCTCGGAACGAATTATAGCAGAGACCAGACGTTGCACACGGTCCTCGCCAGAGACCTGCGTTGAGCTATCCGACAACCACCACCTGGCTTTGCCATGCCATTTGGTGCTCTGCGGCACGGAGCTTTTCATCTTTTCGAGCTCGTGCTTCAGATATTTGCCGGCCAACTCGCTCACGGGGATGCAGCAT